AGTTAAACAAGCTGGTGCGTTGGCAAAAGCTAATATTAATCCAGAAGTTTTAGATATGCAATTACAAGATGGAACAAGAATAGGTGATCATCCAGAAATTATAAAAGGTTTTGCAAAGATAGCAAACATGATGTCAGAGGATAAAATTCTTGGTACTGAAAGTGAGAATACAAATACTACTAAAGACATTGAATCTGAAATTGCAGCATTATCTAATGATAAGAATGGTCCATACTGGAATAGAATGCACCCAGATCATGATAAAGTAGTACAACAAGTTTATACATTAAGAGAGATGTTAAATGCAAAATGATAATCACCTTAATGATAAAGAAATTCGCTTAGAAATACTGCGGTTGATAAAGGAGACAGGTTCTGAACAACAGAAAAATAATCCCTTGCCAATCGCAGACATTTATTATAAGTGGATTAATAGTAAGACAATTCGCAAGACAAGTTCCACGAACCTTACAGACAAGAAGGAAAGACTCTAGTCTAACAGACTTTAAATGCAAGAGATGCCTACCATTTGGTGGAGAACCTTTCTGATTATTTTAAATCAACAATAATATGGAGAGACAAATATGTCATCACAAATAACTACAGCTTTTGTACAGCAGTATTCTGCTAACATACAAATGCTATCTCAACAAATGGGATCGTTATTAAGAGACAAAGTCAGAGTTGAAAGTGTTACAGGTAAAAATGCTTTCTTCGATCAAGTTGGCTCAGTAACTGCTGTTTTAAAAACTAGCAGACATTCAGACACTCCTCAAATAGATACACCTCACTCAAGAAGAAGAGTATCTCTTGCGGATTATGAATTTGCTGATCTTATTGATCAACAAGACAAAGTAAGACTCTTAATTGATCCTACTTCATCTTACGCTCAAGCTGCTGCTATGGCAATGGGTAGAGCAATGGATGATGTGATTATTGCAGCTGCAACTGGTACAGCTTTCACAGGCGAAACTGGTGCAACTTCAACTTCTGCTCAAACTGCAATCGCTGCAGGTGGAGCTGGTTTAACAATCGCTAAGTTAAGAACTGCTAAGCAGACTTTTGATCTAGCAAGTGTTGATCCTTCAATCCCAAGACACATTATCGTGGGACCAGAGCAAATCACAAACCTTTTATCAACAACTGAAGTAACAAGTTCAGATTTCAATACTGTAAAAGCATTAGTACAGGGTGAAATCGACTCGTTCCTTGGGTTTAAATTTACTGTATCAAACAGACTTGCAAAATCTGGTAATGACAGAACTTGCATAGCTTTCGCACAGGATGGAATCACTCTTGCGATTGGTAAAGACGTATCAGCTAGAATAGACGAAAGAGCAGACAAATCTTACGCTACTCAAGTTTACTACTGCCAATCAATCGGTGCTACTAGAATGGAAGAAGCAAAAGTTCTTGGTATAGTATGTCAAGAAGCGTAATAGGAGGATATTAATATGGCTACAGTTTATTCGATACAAAAGACTAAATGGGATCAGAACGTACCTTCCGAAAAGATCGACACTACTGAACTAAGTGGTAGAGTAAGAGTTGCTCATGCAGAGTATGAAGCATCTTCTCTAGCATCTGGTGATGTGATTCAAATGTTTAATTTACCAAATGGTGCAAGAATCATTTCTGGTAGATTAGCACATGACGCATTAGGTAGTTCAACTACTTTGTCAGTTGGTTACGCTGCTCACAATAATGCCGCTGGTACTGCTGTAAGTGCTTCAGCTGCTGCTTATAAAGCTGCTGCTGCTTCTACTTCTGCAACTGCAGTTAACGCTGCAAACACTATTGCATTAGGTGAAAACTCACTTGTAGACGCTGATAAGGATGGACTTCCTGTTTCAGTAACTATGGGTGGTGCTGCAGGTACTGGTACTATTCAATTAACTATGATGTACGTTGTAGATTAATTACTAAATATTAGGTGGGGGAGTAATCCCCCATCTTTTTATGAAAAAGATACAAAATTTAAAACCTGTATTACATTTTAAAAAAGATAACTATGTATACAGATATGTGTTAGTAGATAGGTTTCAG